GGGCGGTCACGTTTACATACGACCACGGCCACCAGCCAGCACCCGGAGATTTTGACCAAGTAGACCGGAACTGGACGAATTTTACCCGCCGCTTGAAGCGCTTCTGCAAAAAGATGGGTCGAGAAGCATCCAAGTGGATGCAGGTTGCAGAGTACAGCGTGATGGACGAGGACGGGAAAGTTACCGGCAGACACCACCATCATGCGATCCTGCAAGGCAATCTGACATGGCAGGAGATCAAGGACTTGTGGCGGGACAGCACCGGGCGGCCGATGGGACTTGTGAAAGTTGAGCCTATCGACCTGACCTGTTCCAGCTTTGAACGCTTGACAACCTACATGACGAAAGCCCGCGCCCGCATCCGCCGCTGGCGGCAGAGCCAAGGACTGAAAAAGCCGAAAACTCCGCGCCCGAACGACACAAGATGGAGCCGCAAGCGCTTTGACGAAGCGTTTACCCTACCGGATGATCGTGCGTACTGGGAGAAAAAATACCCTGGCTATACTCTGCGTGAGTGTGAGCAGCATATCACCGGCAACAACACCAAGCATTTGATCCTCAAGTTGAAAAAGAAACCGGAGACCCGGCGGAAGAACAGGAGAAACCAGCCATGAGCATGAGATTGGAACTTTCTGACCTGCCGCCACGCTACCGGGCACAGGCGGAAAAGCAGCTTGCACAGAGAAGGTGCGGGGGCAAAGCTGCACCTGCATCGTTGGAAGCCGCTGTGAATGCCGCCAGATCGACCGGACACGAGTTTGACAGCCGGGGCGAGTATGACTACTACATGGGAACTGTTCTGCCCAAAGTCCAGAGTGGCGAGGTCGTGAAGGTAGAGCTGCACCGCAGGTTTACTATGCTGCCGGAAAAAGAATACGGCAATGTGAAGCTCCCGGCGGCGCACTATACCCCGGATTTTGTGCTGACCTATGCTGATGGCACGGTTGAGGTGGTGGAGGTGAAAAGCAAATTCACCCGGCGGCAGCAGCGTGATTACATCCACCGCCGCCGTATGTTTATCGATCTTGTGGCAGAACCGCAGCACTGGCGGTTTATTGAGCATATCACGCCAGATACGGCGGAAGAAATCAGAAAGTGGAAGCGCCTGGCCGAACAGGCGGGAAAGGATTCATCATGGGAAAAAGCAGGGCAAGGATGCCAGCATTCTACCGGCAGAGCATCCAGAATGCAGTGAATCAGCAGATCAACATCAGCAAGTCGAAGCACCGCACCATGCTGAACCGTGAAGCAATCGGGCAGGTCGTTTCGTACTGCGCTGTTGCTGCGGCGCATGATCTCTGGGACTGGGGCGAGAAAGAATCTACGCTTCTGACCTTGAAGATGAACAATGCTGCATCCAGGTATATCATGGATCACGACAAGTACGGTGCACCGGAAGCCCTCAAGCGGCTGGAAGCACGCACTGCCCACCTGATGCCGGAAGAATTTTGGCTTCCGGTGGGTGGTCTGGTAGGCTCTGAAAAAAAACTGCGTGTTCTGGCTGAACGCCGGGACGCTGCAAAGATGATCATTCGTTTCTTTGTGGAATCGCTGGAAGAAATGGAGTACACCCCTGAACAGATCGAGGTCGTGAAGGAAGAAATCAAGAAAAATTACCAACAGTTCCTCGGCTGGGTGGACGATGGCGGAGAAGAATTTGCCTATGATCGTCTGCGCCGGGTCATTGAGGACATTTACGGCGTGGGTGCCATGGTGGAGCGCGTCAAGGGTGAAGAACCCGTTTTCGGAGAACCCCTTTTCAAGAAAGATTTTTGATTTTTTGGGAGGACTGAGCAGTGAAAGTACACGAGGCGGAGGAAATCTTGAAATATTATGCGGACATCCCGCAGCGGATAGAGATCATCCGCCGTCAGTGTACCGCACTGAGCGATGAAGTGGACCCTATGCGGGGAATGGGCACCGATGGAATGCCCCGTGGTGGAACGCCTGGGGACAGCACGGCGGCGATGGCCTGCCGGATGGATGAACTGGGCATTGGAAACCAACTACGTCAGCTGGAACGGCAGCGGGCTGTGTTGCTGGAAGATCAGAACATTATCCGGGGACAAATGAACCGGCTGGACAGTGGCCACAATCTGATTTTAACGGAGTTCTACATCAGCCACAAAAAATGGCACGAAGTACAGCAGAAAGTTCCATACAGTGTGCAGCACTTGAAGTACCTGCGAAACGTGGCTCTTGCACAGCTGGGAAGGAACCTGGAACGGCTCCCGGAGTGCGCCGCTTTATTATCGCGTGCGTTAAACACGCGCGAGGAACAGCGCCGAGCGGATGCCTGGGCGGAGGGTGACATTCTCTTATAGGCAAGGCTGCCTGCGGAACTTCATGTGCAGGCGCTTCCGCAAAATCGTGTCCGATGGCCGTGGAAAAACAAACACGACTATCCTGAAAATCCGAAAAAAGGCATAGAAATAACCCGGCGGGCAGTTGGCCTACCGGGTTTCGTGCAAAGGAGACTGAAAATGGGAATCAAAATTGAACTGACCGATGATGAAATTGTTGAACCGTCTGGCGGAATAGCAATGTTTGACCTTCCGGGCGGAGAATTTCCGGGGAACGAGGATGTGCTGTTTGATCTGCGCTGGTCTGTGATTCCACGGAGAGAGGGCGGAATTGAAGTCTTTGGAGGAAATGATGGCAAAATAGTCCTGGAATCGGAAGAAGAGGTAAAGGATCTGTGCGAAGCTATGATACGTCAAATTAGAGCAAAACCGATATTCTCGGATTCAGGAGAACCGCTGCTGGACTGCCAATCTGAAAGGCGGGCAGCTGAACCGGATTTACGCGAAGGAGGACAAAGTGAAGATCAAAATTGAGATTGACAGCGGCATGATAAGCCCGCGAGAATATGCCGTTAGAACCATCGCAAAAGAAATCGTGAAAACTGGAATCAAAGAAAAGCAGATCTGGTACAACGAAGCGGCAATCCAAACCGAATTGGAAAATGCAGAGGTAGGAAGGCTCGTCAGGTGTTGGTTAAAAAATGTTTGGCCGCTTCCACAGCTACGTTCTTTGCAATCTCGATTATCACATCTGCGCTGAAAGAGCCGGCCTTTTTGGCAACGCTTTTGACCTTTTCCCAGTTCGTATCAGACCGAATGTTTTCAAGAAATCTATGCCCATCAGGCGTAATGCGGGAAATGGGAATGCGATAAGTGTCTTTCGAGAAAAGCGTTTCAACAAACCCGGATTTGACGCAATACTCAACGGCGTAAAAGAGATCGTCGTTGTCGTAGGTCTTTTCAAGTTCAAGCTGGTAGGCTGGCGGTGTTTCCGGGTCATCCAGCAGGAAGTCGTTCACATTGTTTTTCTGGTAAGAAATGAAATAGCAATAGTGGTTATAGTCTGTGTACTCTTCTGCGCAAAGCATAACGGCGCGGACGCAATCCATGTTTAACTTCATACAAACCATCCTTTCAACACCATAAGCCCGTCAGGTCATCGACCCGGCGGGCTTTTTTGGATTTTGTGATTTACTTTTCGTGCGGCTGGTCGTCCGGCGGAGCGTTGCACTTGATGATGATCTGCGCCTCGTTGGGATCCCGGCCTTCCTCTACGTTGGCCTGGGCAATCTGTTCAGCCAGACCTACCGGCAGACCGTTTTCGTCCAGCGGCCCAGTGTAGCCGTCGTAGTCCACGATGTTGATGCAAGGCGGTGGCGGGACGGTCTTGTAATACCTGCCGTCCTCATAGTTCTGATCCGTGACCCGGTTCCAGTAACCAATGTCGCCGTGCTCTTCCTGAGCGGCTTCCATTGCGTCTCTGGCCTGTTCTTCCGTCAGACCATCGAACAGCAGGCGGGAGCCGTCCGCAAAAGCAGCGACCAAACGCCACGGTGCAAAAAATTCTTCGTGTTCCATGCAAAACCTCATTTCGTGAGAGAAAATGTATCAAAAAAGCGGGTTTTCGTGATTGAATTGAACTTTTTGAAGCTGGAAAGTTGGATTTCGTGGTTAAAAAGCTGCTTTTCGTGGCTAAGACCGGATTTTTGCAGATAAATTGCAAATTTCGTGGTCAAAAAGTAAGATTTCGTGAAGTAAGATTCTTTACTCCGGAATGTAACCGTTCAGGCAGCGATTGAAACCGCGTTTCGTGAGGGCATCGGTAACTCTGTCCTCTGGGAAGTAGTAAGTAGAACCGTCTGCCGCAGGAACAGCCCCGGCGGGATGCTCTGCGCCGGTGTACCAGTCCGTTTCCGTGTCGTACTTGCGGTGCAGGTACTTGTAAACGTCACGCTGGGCTTTGTCGAACACCTCAACGAACGAGAAGGAAGCGACCGGCGGCAATTCCGTTGCCAGCATGGGCGCGTTCTGCGCCAGCCATGCAGCCATTACGGTTTTAGCTGCGTTTCGTTTTGGCTTGCCTTCCCGGTGCACCAGATCCAGCAGCTGCACAACAAAGGGCTTTGGCAGGTCGTTCAGCACTTCTTCCAGCGGGTAAGGATTTTCGTGCAGGAGCGGCGAGGTGCGCAGTTCCGGCACAAGATCCAGTTCGTGGCAGGTTACGGGCTTCTGACGGTCGTCCACGCGCTCACTGGTGCGGGAAAGCATTTCCTTGATTGCATTCTGTGCCGCGTCGGAAAGCTGCTCCACCAGAGCAACACTGTCTGCAAAGCTGATCTGCGCCTCGTTTCGTTCGCCGGTGCTGCGGCCGGTCTTATAGGCTGCGTCAATGATACCCAGTTCCATAGCCAGACGGAAAACGTGCTTGCAGGGCTTTTTCCGGCGCACAAAGTCGTTGCAGGTGCAGCTTGCAAGGCTGGTCTGGTACGGATCTTTGCCGGACCCATAGAAAACACCGGTTTCGTGTTCCTTGTCAATGCTGATGGGGCTGGTCTTGCTCTGCTGGGCGCTGGCAAGGCGCTTCTCTTCGTCAGCGTCTGCGGGGTGCTCTGGCCATGGGCCGAATGCGGGAATCATAGTCATAACGGGAAACCTCCTTTTCGTGTTTCGTTACTGTCATGATAGAACAAAACGCAAACAAAAGCAATAAATTAGAACAAGATTTCGTGACGGGATGCAAGAATAACCCCGGCGGGCTGCCGGGGTTGGCTGTCAGAACGGCAGGCCGGTATAGTTGCGCATGGGAATGGCATCGGCGGCGGGAACCAGCATATTAAGCAGCTGCCGGTATAAAGCCGGGTTTGCTGCGCGTTGGGTGCGGAAGTCCTCCAAAAACTGCACTTGCGCTGCCAGATCGGCCAAGTTTTCGTCATCCACGTTGTAGCACTGGCATTGATCCCGCCCGGCGGAGTATATCCAACATCGAACCATGAAAACACCTCCTTTCTGTTTCGTGATGCTCCCGGCATAAATGTCGGGAAGATGGGGCGGGGCCGCTTTGACCGGTGTGACCCTGCCGGGGCTTCCGGGTCCGTGTTCAGGCGTGGACGGCGGGCAGAGCTGCCAGATCGGCGAGGCGGGGCACGGCCAAGTGGTGACGTTTTGTCACCGATTCCGGGCGCTGGATCTGGGCAGCGCGCTCTGCGGCGGCTTCGATGATCTCCGTCATCCGCTTTGCGGCTTCCTCCGGCGTGGTGAAGTTCTCGACTTCGCGGATGTGGGTCTTGCTGATCCGGTCGGACCAGTCGATCAGGCGGGCGGGGTCAAAGTTGACCGGCTGCACGGTGATCTTGCAGGTGGTGGGCTTACCGTTGGTGTAGTAGTCGGCGGTGACGATGTAGGCGATCTGGGTGGTGGCGTTCTGGTTCTTCATGGTTGTTACTCCTTTTCGTTCTGTATTTCGTGCTGATACTCCCGGCGGCCTGCCGGATGGGCTGCTACCCATGAGCGCCCGCCCCGGTCTGGGGCGGCTGGGCTTGCACCAGCGGCAGCAGGAACGCTGTCGGCCTTGCGGGTTTCGTGTCAGGCGTTGAGCTGTAAAAACGTGCTCTGCGTGGGAATCAGGTGCCGGGTGAGGGTGTCGGTGTAGCTGGCCTCTCCCTCGTAGCTGTCAACCACCCGGCGGTCTGCGGCGGCCATATCGTGATAGCTCTTTTTGCCGTAGGTGGGCGGCAGCCAGCCTTTGCGCTGTCCGGCGTAGAGGTTGAAGGACTTCAAAACGTCCGTGTTCGTAAACTCAATGTGGCAGGTGCCTTTCTTGTAAAACGTGGCGGTGAAATAGTGCAGCTGGATCTTCTGGGTCTGGCCGCTCTTTTCGGCGGCATCCAGGACGGCGCGGAGTTCGTCCCCATTGTAGGGCTTGCCGTTCGTGTCCAGGAAGTGCAGCACCCGCTCGATCTGGGCAACATGGCCTGTTGCGTTGTACCGGGGGCAGAAACGCCCATCGTATGTATCAAAGGCGTTGCAGCGGAAAATCACCTTGCGGTTGATCTTGTACGCGGAGTTCGTGCACCAGCCGTTGTAATAATGCACGTTCTTGCTGTACTCGTCGTTATAATGCAGGTTCGTCCAGTCGTCGAACAGCTTTATAATTTCGTGGTCGATGCTGGAAAGAAGATTTCGTGAAATTTCTTCCCGGACGGTCAGAATGTTGTACGCGCTGAAGTCGTAGCCTTCAAGCTCTTTGATCCGCTTCTGGTAATCCTGCTGCATTTCGTAGGTCATCGCATCGAACAGCTGCGGCATTTCAAACAGCTGTTTCCAGTACATCCCGCGCAGTTCCCGGATAGCGTCGTTATAAGATTTCGTGAAAGCCATCACAGGGTTTTCTTTCTTGCCAGCGCCGGCAGAGGAAAACAACGACTTGATTCCGTTGTACTCTTCATAGATCCGGCGCACACCTTCAGCCGCGGCGTTGTACCGCTCAATGGCTGCCGTGATGGGGTCGGAAGATACCAGGGCGGCAAACTCCGGGTTTTCTTTCAAACGCTCTGCGGTTTCGTTTTTCAGATCCAGCCGGATCCGGCTCACCGGCTCCCGGTCGGGAATGTCCACCGACACAAGCGCCACCTCCACGCGGGCGGCGCGGCGGGCGTTCTTGAACGCATCCGGGATATATTTTACCGTGGCGTGCAG